AGCATTGATAGTGTAAACGAATTGCAAGAGTTATTTGATAGGATTCAAAAAGTAATAAAAAATGAAGGCTAAAATTGATAAATGGAAAGAATACTACCTCCGCAAAGGTCAAGAAGTAGGGTATCACCCACCCAATGCAACTAAAACCCAATACGGAATAATTGATGAGGTTGGAGAAAAAACCGTTATCGTTGATTTTTATGGGGATTTAAAAGCCGTTGAAAAGGAGTATTGCAATGCCATCTTTCACCGAAAGCCAACTACAAATTAATTTAGTCAAGTGGTTTAGGCTGAAATACCCTGAACACGTTTTATATGCCATCCCCAACGGTGGTAAAAGGTCGGTAATTACCGCAGCAATAATGAAAGCCGAGGGGGTATTGGCTGGTGTTGCTGACCTTTTTTTGATGCAACCCAACAAAGATTACCACGGTTTATACATTGAAATCAAAACCGAGAAAGGAAAACAAAGCCCATACCAAAAAGAATTTGAACGCAAGGCAAAGCAAAGGGGTTACGATTACCAAGTGTGTAGAAATTTTGACGAATTTCAGGAAATTATAACAAAGTATCTTTCTATTTTGTAAATTTGAAAAGTGGTCACTATTATGATGATAGCATCAAGACACCGTGAATGGATAAAAATGGCAAATTATCTCGGCTCTGACCACCCCGAAGATGCCGTACAAGAAATGTATCTGAAATTGTGTGAGATAAACCAAGCCGAAGGTAGCCTGAATAGGTTTGAGTACCACGGGCAAGTGAACACGATGTACATATTTAAGATTCTTCAAAGTAAGGTTATCGATGCTTTCAGACAAAAGAAACGTGAGGTGTACGATGAGCAGCAGTTTAACCCAGTTGAACCGATACAAGAATGCGAATACGCATTTGAGGACCTGATGTCGTGCGTAAAGTCAACCATTGATGAGATGGGTGATTATGATCAGATGTTGTTGGAGTTGTATTTCGTGTATGGATTCTCAATGAGAGAGATTGAAAGCCGCACGGGAATACCATTGCATTCCATTTTTAACCGATTACAGGTCAGTAAAAATATCATTAAACAAAAAACAAAGGATAAATATTATGAATACTGTGAACAAAAAATCTCCACGGAAGAGGTTGCAAGGCTTGGGGGATGCAGTCGAGATAGTAACGAAGGCAACTGGGATTGATAAGGTTGCCAAGTTTGTGTTGGGTGAGGATTGCGGTTGTGAAGAACGTAAGGCAAAATTAAATAAGTTATTCCCGATAGGCAGACAACCTAAAGAATGTATGACCGAAAACGAATACCAGCGTTGGGGTGAATTCAGATTATCAACTACCGACACCCTTTCAAAAGAGGAAGCGGATTTGGTGGCTCAACTTTGGAATAAATTATTTAACACCCGTAAATTTTACCGCCCTTGTACCTGTAACCCAAAGGAATGGCAAAGGATGGTAAATGATATTCACCAAGTTTATGATACCTATGATGCTGGAAGTTAAATTTGCTGAATGGATTGCCGAAAATCATTGGGGTTGTTGTCTTTGGGAAAATGGGGCTTATTATTGGCAAAGCGAAAGTAAAGGAATGTCACACGTTCCAACGGAATTACTATTTGATATGTTTTTAGATGAAAAATCACGTTAAAAAATATTTTGAATATTTTGGATATGATACATCAGATTTTATTCCTTGCGAAGTTTGTGGGGCTAAATCAGTTGATATTCATCACGTTGAAGCCCGTTCAATGGGCGGAAGTAAATTAAAGGATAACATCGAGAACCTTATGGCACTATGCCGCAAGTGTCACATTGAGTACGGAGATAAGAAACAATGGAAAGAATGGTTAATAAAACTGCACACAATCAAAATGGGGAAGTAAAATGGCAGCAATAACACTAAAAAGAAATAGTTACTTTGAGGGTGAAGTGTATATCAATTTAGGTATATACTATTCAAAAATAGAAATAGCAGATGACCAAGTATCAGTATTTGGGATAGGTTTAATATTCTGGTCAATACAAATTCAATGGTTGAAATGAAAATTAAAAAAGTAAGCATCAAAGAGGTTTTCCCTAACGGATCAAATCCTCGTTTGATTCGTGATGCTAAATTTAAATCCCTTTGTCGGAGTTTAAAAGAGTTCCCCGAAATGCTTGACATTCGCCCCATCGTTGTTAATAAAGATATGGTGGTGATTGGTGGTAACCAACGATATAAGGCAGCGGTTGAAATTGATTTGAAAGAAATACCCATCATTCAGGTGGATTTAACACAGGAACAAGAACGAGAATTTGCCATCAAGGACAACGCAAGTTCAGGCGAATGGGATTGGGAAGCCCTTGCCAACGAATGGGAAGTTGAAGAATTAGCCCATTGGGGAGTAGATATCCCGATTGAGGTAGTTGAGGAAGAAAAAGAACAATCAATCAAACACACGAAGAATATCACGTTAACTTATTCGATAGAGGAAGCCGATAGAATCGAAGAAGAACTTTACCGAATAGCGTCAACATTAGAACAAGCAATACAAATACTACTACAAAAATGAAAATGTGGAGAAAATCAGAAATTCAGCAACCAAACCCGTTTGAATACGTTTTGGTAAAGTTAGAAAATGAAGAGGTGGCATATGTTGCCTACTGGGATGAAGACCATTATTTTGAAGCCCACACCAACGAGGTTTTGCATAATGTAAGCATTTGGATGTATATACCTGTATTCCCCAATGACTAAATTAGAACGAGCCACAATAGCAGATGACGAGCAACCCTCCAAGAAAAGGGTACTTGTTCTTATCGACCAAATAGGTGCGGTGGATTATCATCGCATTGCTATGCCTTTACGTTACATCTACGAAAAAAATATATTTCACATAGACTTTGCCATCCAAGAAAAAGAGGTAAACGAAGCGAAGGTTGAATATTACGACATTGTGATTTTCTCACGCTACCTTTTAAATATGTCAATAGTTGACCGTTGCATTGCTGCAAAGGTTAAATTAATCGTTGACATTGATGACTATTGGAATGTACCCAAGTACAACCCAGCGTACAAGCAATACAAAGAACACGGCAAAGAGGCGGTATTAAAGTCCTTGAAGGCTGCATCAATGGTTTGGACAACCACACCACAACTTGCAGAGAAAGTAAAGGAAATAAATACCAATGTACATATTCTCCCAAACTACATTGACCACAATGAAAACCAATGGTTAGAAAAGAATGACCATCCATTAACTATCGGTTACGTTGGAGGGTTTTCGCACCTGGAAGATGTAAAGTTACTGCGTGGGCAGATAGGGGATATTTGTGAGAAGTATAACGCAAGGTTTTTATTTTGCGGTTACAACTCAACTGATCCAAATTCCGCAGAAATGGAATATCAAATTACAGGAAGCCGTCAGCGTCCTGATTGGTTTTGGGTGGGTGAGGTTACAAGTGTATTGAACTACGGGAAATATTATTCCCACATTGATATAGTACTTGCCCCATTGACTGAAACCCACTTTAACAAACACAAATCAGAATTAAAGATAGTTGAGGCGGCTGCCTATAAATTACCTATTCTTGTAAGTGAAGTTGAACCATACACCAACCACCGAGATAATGAAGGTGTAACCTTTGTCAAGAATAATGATTGGTCAATTATCGGTGATGTAATTAAGAACCGAAAGGAGTTAGGTGAAAAGAATTACAAGTATTGTCTTGAACACCACAACATTGAAACCATTAACCAAAAAAGAATAAGTTTAATTTATGGCTTATAATAGAGATGAATTAGAACAAAAATCACTTGAAGTAATTGAGAAGCATAAATTGTTTTTCATTCAGGATATTATTGCATATCTACCTTGTACAAGTAGTACCTTTTATCATTTGGAATTGGAAAAATCGGAAAAGATAAAAGATGCACTTACCGAGGTAAAAACAAACCTTAAAGTTAATATGCGTTCAAAGTGGTATAGGTCAGAAAACCCAACCTTGCAACTGGCGTTGATGAAGTTAGTTTCTACCGATGAGGAGTTAAGAAAGTTATCAATGCAACATCAGGTGAATGAAGACTTTGAAAAGCCTATCTTCAATGGGATTGATTTGGATGTGAAATAATGCTACAAAAAACCACCGCACAAAATAAGATTGCCCAACTAAAAAAAAGGGTTCGCATTGTGCGTGGAGGCACATCCAGTTCCAAGACATTCAGCATTATTCCGATGCTCATTACCTATGCGGTGCAGAAAGATAACACCGAAATAAGTATTGTATCGGAATCTATCCCACATTTGAGGCGTGGTGCTATCCGTGATTTTCTTAAAATTATGCAGATGGTGGGGATGTACGATCCCAACAAATGGAATAAATCATCTTTAACCTATACTTTTTCCAACAATAGTTTCATTGAGTTTTTTTCCGCTGACCAACCTGATAAATTAAGGGGTGCGAGGCGTGATGTGTTGTTTATCAACGAGTGTAATAACGTAGATTGGGAGAGTTACTACCAACTTGCGATTCGTACCCGAAAGTTTATATACCTTGATTACAACCCAGTAACTGAATTTTGGGTTGATACGGAACTTGTCCACGATGCAGATTCCGAGATGATAGTCCTTACCTACAAAGATAATGAGGCGTTGGATTCTTCAATCGTTGCCGAGATAGAGAAAGCAAAAGAGAAAGCCGAAACAAGCGAATATTGGCGTAATTGGTGGGCAGTTTACGGTCTTGGGCAAATTGGAAATCTTGAAGGTGTTATATTCTCAAACTACCAACTAATTGACACCATCCCTGATGATGCAAGGTTATTGGGTTGCGGTGTTGACTTTGGTTATTCGGTTGATCCGACTGCAATAGTTGAGGTGTATCAGTACAACGACCAAAGAATAATTAAAGAAATTTGTTATAGAACTGGGATGCTAAATTCCGACATTGCAAAAGTTTTACCAAAGGGTGTACCCGT